TTTTGGTCTCTATCGTGTTCCTTTGCGTAAGGAAGGAAACTCCTACACCATCTTTGTTGCTGATGGATTTAATCGGGTATTCGATGAGGATACTTTACCTGATGAAGTCAAAACTAAGATGGCGATGATACTGGCAAGTGCAAAACAAATCGTAACTGATGAGAAGGTAACGCAGTTGCAGTTAATGGCAACTACGGTGGACAACGAGTTTAGAGATGTGGGATGGCGAGCAAGTGACAGTTGGTTTTGTATCATATTGTCTCTTGCGTCTCTAATGAAACTAAGAGGAGAAGACTGATGGCTACGACACCCGAGGGCAAAGTAAAGGACAAGATTAAGAAAGTTCTTAAGGAGAGAGGTATCTACTTTGTAATGCCAGCGACAGGAGGATACGGGTCAAGCGGTGCGCCCGATATTCTCGTATGTCATAAAGGAATGTTCTATGGCATCGAGTGCAAGGCTGGTGATAACAAACCGACTGCGTTGCAGAAGGATAATTTAAATCGCATTGAAGATAATGGTGGCTATGCTTTTGTCATCAATGAAACTAATGTCGATGACTATATGAAAGTGCATTTCAATGATTAAGAAACAACCAACCCCAGTATTCCAATTAAAGCCTTACAAGCCTGTACCTCACCCCATGCAACATCGCATAAGTGAGTTCAGAACGATACCAAGTCAAGTAACAGGGAGAAAAGATGAGAGCAAAAACTGAATTTGAAAACTGGATTGAAAGCGAGAAGTTTGTCAGTGCAGAAGGCGGACTCGAGGAGGCTTATACAACTGGCTTCAATCGGGCGATTGAGTTAATGGAAGAATTTTTAAAGGACAAACAAAGTGAATGAAAATGATTTAAGAGATTGCTTTGCTATGTTTGCATTGATGGGCTACATTGTAAAAAGAGATATAGACCCTCATATGTTTGAGACTTGCTACAACGTAGCTGATGCCATGATAAAGGCTCGCAATGCAAAAGATGAAACAGGAATTGTCGCAGTAAAACGTAGTTCAACTAAAAAGGAGAAGTAAATGAAGAAGTTAACCAAAACCACCAAAGTGTTACGCTATATCCGTAGTCATCCAAAGGCTCTTGCAAGTGAAGTAGCTAAAGCCGTTGGAGTTAGTGTCAATACTGTGTATCAAACTACATACAATGCTAAGAAGAAAGCTAAGTCATTACCAATGACGGCTCTTGCACCTAGCACCAATGCACCTAATGCTCAGATGTCTTTGAATCTATTTAGCGATCCACCCAAGCGTGGAAGACCATTTAAGCTGAAAACAAAACTTGGTACTTACACTAAAAAGAATCAAACTAGCCTTACAGAGATTCGTGATGGGCAAGTTCGTCTAGTAAAAGCTTTAACTGACAACGTCAATCACCCTCCACACTACAAGGCGGGCGGGATCGAGACTATCGATTTCATCGAGGCAAAGTCTCTTAACTATAACCTTGGTAATGTAGTCAAGTACATCACACGTGCTGACCACAAAGGGAATAAGTTAGAAGATTTACAGAAGGCGCAATGGTATCTCGCTAGAGAACTTAAGAATCTAAGCAAGTAACTCTTGGGGAGTTAGGCTTCGGCTTCGCTCCCTATTTTTGTATCTATTAAATTTGTTATTTAAGGAATTAAGTGAACCTAATCACCCTAGATTTTGAGACGTACTACGCTCAAGATTACTCGTTAACTAAGCTAACAACTGAGGAATACATCAGGGATAGACGCTTTGAGGTTATCGGTGTTGCGGTTAAGGTCGGCGATGGTATCGCTGAATGGTTTTCTGGCTCACACCTTGACATCCAAAAATACCTTTCCACGTACCCGTGGAACGATTCTGCTCTCCTTTGTCATAACACGATGTTTGATGGGGCTATCCTTGCATGGCGATTTGGCATCAAACCAAAGCTATATCTCGATACTTTGTGCATGGGTAGGGCTACCAATGGTGTTGATGTGGGAGGCTCTTTAGCCTACCTATCTGAGCGTTACAAGTTAGGCAAGAAGGGTACAGAAGTCATTGACGCTAAAGGTAAGAACATAACTGGTTTCTTAAATAGCGAGCTTGCCCAGTACGGCGAATATTGTAAGAATGATGTGGAGTTAACTTTTAAGCTCTTCCAAGTATTGTCGAGTGCGTTTCCAGCAGACGAATTACAACTAATTGATTTGACTTTGCGGATGTTTATTAATCCCATACTGGAGGTTGACGATGCTTTATTGATTGAGCGTCTTGAAGAACTTAAAGATGAGAAGTTCAAGCTACTTGGAACGCTTAAAGAGAAGTTAGGATGCGAGCTTGAAGAAGACGTACGCAAGAAGTTAGCCAGTAATAAACAGTTTGCTCAAGTGTTAGAAGACTTTGGTATTGAAGTGCCAATGAAGGAAAGCAAGACTACTGGCAAGCTAACCTATGCGCTGGCAAAGAACGATACAGGATTCATAGCGTTAACAGAACACGAAGACCCATTCATCCAGCAACTCGCTGCGGTGCGTTTGGGAACTAAATCAACTATTGAAGAGTCAAGAATAGAGAGGTTCATAGATGTCGGTTCAAGGAACAAAGGTCGATTACCTATTCCGCTTAAATACTACGGGGCGCATACGGGTCGTTGGGCAGGGTCGGATAAGGTCAATTTCCAAAACCTACCGAGTCGTGACAAGAAGAAAAAAGCCCTTAAGAACGCAGTCGTTGCACCCGAAGGTTACGCGGTTATCAACTGCGATTCGTCTCAAATTGAGGCACGTGTACTCGCTTGGCTTTCGGGTCAGGAAGACTTGGTTAAAGAGTTTGCCGATGGGGACGATGTTTACTCCATCTTTGCGTCGAAGATATACGACTACGAAGTCACAAAGAAAAATCCCGTTGAAAGGTTCGTGGGTAAGACCTGCATTCTTGGACTGGGATACGGCACTGGCGCATTAAAGTTACAGCACACACTAAAGACTAGTCCGCCAGGCGCTGATCTCACTAAGGAGAAGTGTGACGAGATAGTTAAATTGTACAGAGACACTAACGACATGATCGTTAAGTTATGGAGAGAAGGCGATAAGGCTTTAAAGTCCATGGCTGACTGGCAACCTGAGTTTGAGCCGTTTGACTATGGTATGCACGGGTGCGTAAAGGTAACTCAAGAAGGCTTTAAATTGCCAAACGGGTTATACATCCGCTACCCCGACCTCAAACTCAACACTGATGAAACTAAAAGCGGATACGAGTACAAGTCACGCAAAGGCCCCGTGTCTCTATGGGGTGGTTCTATTGTGGAAAACGTAGTTCAAGCTCTTGCACGGATCATCGTGGGCGAGCAGATGTTAAAACTTACCGAGCGTTATCGACCCGTGTTAACTGTTCACGACGCTGCGGTGTGTGTAGTACCCGAAGAAGACGTAGACGAGGCTTGTGCTTGGATCGTCGAGGTCATGTCAACACCACCAGACTGGGCTAAAGGACTGCCTGTGGCTTGTGAAGCTCAAGTCGGTAAAAATTATGGGGAGATGGAAGAATGGCGATGATAGATGCTGGAGGGAGAACTATTGACCCCCATTTATTAGAATCAAAAAAGTTATTTCCAGTAGCTTTGATTGGAGCAGAGGATACACACGCTAGTGTTAAAGCTGGGTTTCAAAATATTTTAGTAAAAAATAGAATATTGACTGCTTTTACTGACTATATTAAGTTGGCTAAAGAAGGTAAAGCCTATTCTAATATTGAATATGCGGGGGAACATATCAGCGAGTGCATTACAGATTACCCTAAAGTAATCCTTGAGAATCATTTTGATAAAGACTATCAATTAATGTTATCTGATATTGAAAATTTAGGTGAGATAAGACTACCTTTTCCCATGCTAACAATAATTACAGGGGAAAAAACTCACAACAACGATGAGACTATACACAATGAAGAATACGGAATAATCCGAAGAGGTACTCGAGTTCTGCAAGACGGAACAATCAATTTGTTCAACGCATATTTTATGGTGCAAAGAGGCGATAAGGTATTGATACACGCTATCTTTAATAAACCTAATGCACGACAAAAATCCTACTATATTTGTTCGCTTTATCTTGGTGTAGAAAACGGAAAAATGCAACTATACGGTGTAGAAAATTATGACGAGGCAGAGTTTAATGACCCCGACACCATAGGTACAATAGCCGCGCATGCAGTTATAGCTATTCATATGCTAACCCTATCAGGTGGAGACATTTATATGGATGCTCCTACACCTGACCAAGCGGCGGTTAATAGAAAGCGTGTTAGCAAGGGTAAGAAGCCGTTGGTTGAGTTCCGACTAATTACAGTAGACACCAAGAAGAAAGATACCGAAGTTGTTATGCACCATGGTACTCATGCTTCACCCCGCCAGCATTGGAGACGTGGACATTGGAGGACTGCACCCAAGTCAGGTAAACAAGTTTGGATTGATCCAATCTTAGTAGGCGACGAAAAGAACGGCAAGATTATTAAGGACTATGCGGTAGGACATTACGAGGAGAGAAGAGCATGAAAGCGTTTATTTTCTGCGTAGGCCTGCTGTGTTCGAGCGTTAATGCTCAAGAGATGGC